TTCTGCCAAATAAGAAGACTTTAACACAACTACATTTCTTTTGAGTTCGTTTGCTTCTTTCTCGTCGTCATATGCATTCACTGCATACCAATATTCGGCTTCTGCTTCAGGTATGTTTTGGCTTAATACTGTGATTTCACTTATTCCTTCGGCTGCATTCACGGCAAATGCACCGCTTACATGCTTTACAGTCAGGCGATTATTTTCAAGATCAATGTAGTCGATGGTAGCAAATGCTCCAGTACTCGTCTGAGACACTCTGTCTCCAACTTCGAATCCAGTTGGAGCCACGGTCAGAGATAATGATAATACTTTATTCGTAGATACCATCCACTCTTCTTTAATTCTTTCGTAGCCGATTACTGCTCCGGTATTTGTAAGCTTTGGCTTCCAATACTTTCGCGCGTTAGCAGTTTCATTTGCAATAAGAGAATCATACTGTTGAATCGTAATAAGTCTTTCGTCTTCGTGCCAGTTTAATCGATAGAAGAGAGTAATCGATCGAGCATTCGAATTGGATCCGTACTTTGTTTCTACGTAGCTCTTAAAATCGTCAGCAGACTTATAATAGTCATAATAAGGATCCACGATATTATTCGTAAGATAAATCATCCAATCAAACTTCGAAGATCCATAATAGTTATAAGACAAAAGATCAGGTCTCTCGAAGCCTTCTTCAAGAGTAAATTGGAAGGTAGAATAGATATCTCTCTTCGTCTTTTCAGTAAAATCTACTCGCGCCAAGATGTTCTTAGCAACGCTGCCGTCATAGTCTACAATAGGAAATCTATCAAAATATCTTGCCATCTTAGTTTCCTCTTAATTTAAAGCGTTTCTTATGGCGTCTGTTCCTTCGTTTATCTTTTCATCGATATTGAAAGGTATCTCAGCCTTATTAAGGCCTTTTTGCAACTCATTTTTCAGTGTTTCCCATGTCGCGCTAAGACGATCACCGCCTTCTCTTCCGTAATCTCGAGACGTTTGAATTTGAGTTTCAAGCATTGTGATTGAAACTTCGATAAACGCAGGATGACTCGTGCCTTCAAAGAATGCAGGAATCCCCTGAGGAGAATAGTTCAGTTCGATACCTTGAATCAAGCACGGTTGAAATTTAATTAGTTGCGCGCTTCCGGCAATCTTGAGTTCTGGCTGACACAAGAATGGATAAGCGAGCGCTGCAGTACCTAAGCTACTATATGATGGTAGTGCATAAGCTTTCATGGCTTTGAGCAGATCCATCAGCTGTTGACTTTCTTTCGCATTTCGAGGAGCAAAAGTCCATTCAAATCGATGTGTACGAAGAGGAACACCGCTAAACAATGCTTGAATGTGAGGATTTGGAACAGCACCGACTGCTTGGCCTATCGTGCTACCACCTATCTTTTCTGCTGCTTGTACTAATTGTCCGTAAGCTAAGGCAGCGGCGGCATTTTTTAAAGCTTGAGTTTTACCTGCGCCATCTGAAGAAGCCAAATATAATTGAGCAGCATCCGCAATACCACCTGCCAAGCCCTGTGATTCTTGGCCAACTTCAATGTCGAAACTTTCTCTTATGCCTTTTGGGAGAGGAAGAGCAAATGCTTGCACAAAATCAAGCGTGGCTGCAGTTTGAGGAGAAGGTCGTTGATATTTCTTAAACTTAAAAGCCATGTAATACTTGTCGCTGATATGATCAGGAAATTGTATTGTAGAAATTGCAACTATATCTCCATTTGCTGCAACATCGCCAATTCCAATTTTATTCGAAGCTCTTTGAATAGCGTCGACATATGTTTCAGCGTTAGGAGAAGCTCCGATAAGATTGCCGTTCTGCGGATTAAAGTTATTACGAATGTCGGCACACGATGCTCTCTTCATCTCGCTCGTAAATGTTTGGAAATACTTGTCTTCGAGTCCAGCAGTTAAAGAATCTCCGAAGCGGGCTGAAAGCTCTGACGCAAGTCTATCAGAAAATCCTACCTTCTTTAATGCTTTGGCAAAAAGATCCTCGACTGCGTTCTCAAGTTTGTCTTCGAGTTTATTAGTAAAATTCCTTACGGCTCTGTTTACCAGACCGCCCGCGTCTCTCTTAAGACTATCTAAATTTACTAGTCGATTATCTCTTCCGGCCATGTTATCTCTCAAATTAAAAGGCTACATCTTATTTATAAATAGAATCATGGCTTATCAGGGAAAGTTTCGACCAAAGAATACAAAGAAGTATCTTGGGGATTCGAACAATATCGTATATCGTAGTCGATGGGAATTAAAGTTCATGATGTACTTAGATTCTCATCCTAATGTCGTGCAATGGGGGAGTGAAGAACTCGTCATTCCGTATCGTTCTCCTATTGACAATCGAGTACATCGATACTTTCCAGACTTTATTGTCAAGAAGAAAACACCAGAAGGCAAGATCGATACTGTGGTGGTTGAAATAAAACCTCATGCGCAGACGCGGCCTCCAGTGGTGATAAATAAGCCTAATAAGCGTTATATTAATGAAGTCATGACGTGGGGTGTCAACGAAGCCAAATGGAGAGCTGCAGCGGTATACTGCAACGATCGTGGTTGGAAGTTCGACATACTCACCGAAAAAGAACTAGGAATCAAGTTTTAATGGCAATCGTATTTGATACCATCATCACACAAGGCGTTCGCTCTGGTCAGATTCCAGCACGTACGAACTCTGCGCGCGATTGGTTTCGAGATACTGCTGGCAAAATAAATCGTATTAATGAACGTGAAATGATGAAGGGTGACATCAGTCGTATGACTACTCAGCCTCTGCTCGGCTCAATGTATATGTTCTATTATGATCCAAAATGGAAAGATGAGCTTCCATATTACGACAGATTTCCTTTGATCTTTCCATATAAGAAAGTCAAAGGTGGATTTATGGGACTCAATCTACACTATCTTCCTTTGCAGTTGAGAGCGAAGTTAATGGATGGGTTATATGACTTTGCAAACAACACTCGTTACGACGAGTCGACTCGCCTGAAACTGAGTTACGAGTTGATGACTCAGGCAGCAAAGCTAAGATGGTATGCTCCATGCATTAAACACTATTTGACTGGTCATGTACAGTCGAAGTTTATGTACGTTTATCCTTCAGAATGGGACATCGCATTGTTCTTACCAACAGAACGCTTCGTCAAAGCAAGAAAGAATCAAGTTTGGATGGACACGAAAAGAATGCTAGGAGTTACTAAGTAATGTCTAATATAAGTAAAGCTGGTACTGAAGGTGGCCGAACTCAAATATCTAGCACTACTAGATCTTCCGGAGAAGAAGTCACACTTATTACTAACTTGAACACTGGCGAAACTACATCTCTACCTGGAGGCTTAAACACTTCGACACCTCCGACACAGGCAAGTTCTTCAAGTCAGGAACCTACCGGACGCCCAGGAAATCCAGTAGATTTGGCTGCTTTGCGCGGATCATCCGTACGCCCTTTGATTACGCCGATTACACCGCCTGCCAGCAATGTTGCTGACACTAATGAAGAAGTAGATAAACCTGCCTTGACTGCCACACCGGCTCCCGTTGCAGCACCGGTAGTTGCAGCACCGGCAGCGACGCGCGCCGCTTCTACAAAAGAAGAAAGACCTGCACGATCGACAGGAACAGCTAATACAGCAGCTGCTCCAAAAACAGTAATTGATGAGCGTTTAAGAGGCGAAGGTGTTAATACTAATTTAGAATTATTCGAAAGAGATTCTGAAGGTAATCTTACTAATATATCTAAAGCTAGAACTTCTGATTCTGCTTTTAGTACTGGTGCGCGTACAGCTGGAACATTTAATATCGGTCGATTTAGAGCCGAAGTTTCTGGCGCCGACAGTGTACTGCCTACTCACAGCTTCTTAGTAGTCTTTGCTCCGATGATCTGGACAAGATCAAAATTTAGTGCTCAGAATCTCGACTCGCTTCTTACGATGAGATGCGATAACGTGGTTCTTCCTTCTGTGAATCTTTTACAAGAACAAAACATTCGAAGATATGGATTTGGTCCAGTCGAAAACGTTGCGTATGGTGTAAACGTTGGAGATTTTACTCTACAATTCATCGTCGATAAGAATGCTTTAGTTATAGAATACTTCGAAGAGTGGTTAAATCTCATCGTCAATCGCGACTCTTTTGGCGGCGCGAATATGAATAACAATAATCTTAAAAATGGAAGAAAACCTTACGAGATTGCCTATAAAGATACATACTCATGTCCTAACGTAAACGTGTTTGTATATGACCGAGCTCAAAACCAGGTTATGACATATAACATATATGATGTATTTCCTACTGGAATACAAAGCATGAATATGTCATGGAGCGAAGAAAACACTTTGATGAAGTTGAATATCACTTTCTCTTTCACCGATCTTCGAATCAATAGAATTCCTCCAAAGACTCGTGTAGATGACAAGTCGTTTAAAGACGAAATTATTGTAACAGGTAGAAGAAGAAATCCGGACGGAACTTTTGTTGCCGGTGGTGCCGGAAGTGCACTCACTACTTTAAATTCGCCATTAGGTCGTGGACTAGAACTTACAGATCTATCGAATGAAACTACTATTATAGGAGATTTTGCGGGCAGAATTCGCGGCTCGGTAACACCCGTTCAATTAAGTACACCGACTACAAGCCAAACTACAGATGTTTCAGTGCCGAAAAACTATTCGACTCTCGGGGTGCGCATTAATCCCGGCGCTTAATACATAATTTTAAATCTAGGAGAATATATAATGCCTTTACCAAAAATCGATCAACCACTCTTTGACGTGACTGTCCCCTCTTCGAAGAAGAAAATTCTCTTTCGTCCATTCTTGGTGAAAGAAGAAAAGATCCTACTGATCTCTCAGCAAGGCGGAGAAGATACTGATGTGATCAGAGCTATCAAGCAGATCTTAAGACTGTGTGTGCAAGACGACGACTTTGATGTCGATAAGCTTACGACTTTCGATCTTGAATATTTGTTCTTAAAACTTCGCGCGAAGTCAGTGAACAACATTGTCAAGCTATCTTATCGTGATAACGAAGATGACAAGGTTTATGACTTTGAACTCAATCTCGATTCGATCGAAGTCGAAATGCCAGAAGGTGTAGACTCGACTATCAAGTTGTCTGATAATATTTCAATGATCATGAAATATCCGAGTGCGAGCATTACTGATAAGATCACACAGTTTGACAATGAAGTCGATCTGATGACTTTCTTCATTATCAACTGCATTGACACTATCGTGACAGAAGAAGAAATTTATCCTGCCTCTGAATACAGCGACAAAGAACTTGAAGAATTTCTCGATCAGTTGCCAGTGAATTCTTTCGAAAAAATTCGTACGTTCTTTGAGAAGATGCCGAAGCTGTACCATAAGATCGAATACAAAAATGAACTTGGCAATGATAGGAGTATCGAGTTAACGAATCTCAAAGATTTTTTTATGTGGCGCTGAGTCACAACTCGCTTCAAAACTACTATAGTATGA